TTATTGAATTTGATTTTCAAGGTTATCACCCACGACTAATAGGGGAACTTATAAACTTTAAATTCCCTGAAGATACAAATACTTACGACTATTTAGGGGAAATATTAGGAGTAACCACAGAAGAGGCTAAAGAATTAACATTTAAACAAACATATGGTGGTGTATGGAGCGAATATGCTAATAAACCTTTCTTTAAAGAAATATCTATTTTAGTGGATGACATATGGGATGAATTTAATTATGGAAAACAATACAACACCAAAAACAGAACATTTAAATATGTTGATGATGGTATATCACAAACTAAATTATTCAATTACATAATACAGAGTACAGAGACATCACATAATGTTGAAATGTTGGGTGAAATACTTAAATATTTACAAGATAAACAAACTAAATTAGTACTGTACACATACGATGCTTTCTTATTTGATTTTGCTAAGTCAGACGGAAAAGAAATACTATTTGAGATAAATAGAATACTCAAATACCCAACAAATATTAAAAAAGGCAAAACCTATCACAACTTACAAAAAATATAATATGAAATTTTCGTTTATTAATAACCCAGACATATTTATGGATAATGCATTTTCATCAATAGACATGGGACAAAAATTATTTTGCACATTTACGCTACATGGGGATTTAGATAAGACGTTAGATAACATAACTGAGCAATATAATGTTCTATATGATAAGATCTTTGTTTTAGAATCACCACAAAGCGAAGAATTAATGTGTACTTACAACATCGACACACATAACACAAATGGGGTTCCAATGCCTCATACTATATTATTACACCGTAAAAAAGAAAGTAATACACTTTACACTATAAACGCCTTAAATACTTTAATTAAGTTATTAAATGCTGGCGTACTGGATACTACGTACATCATAAATTGGACAGATTACCGTAATAGTATACTATTAACTAATGGGTCAGATATTCGTAAGTTAGAAACAACTATACACTCTATAATCAATCTTTAAGATATGAAACTAATAAAAGAAGCCAAGCGATTCCAAGAATTAGCTGGAATTAATGAGATTAAAGTTGCTTTTAAAGATAATAGAAAAGCTTTAGGAACAGTGTTTTATGAAAATCCTGATACTGAAGAAGCAGAAGAATATGGTTATCTATACGTTTGGAATGATGAGTTTGTAGAACAATTAGCTAAAGATTTAGGCTTCAAAAATTACGAAGACGTAGCAGGTGAATTTATGGAATATGTTGACCCTGGTACAGAAGAAGATATACGTACTTTAGAGAGTCTTTTAGGGCTTAAAAATCTAACTGTAGATAAACTTACTGTAGAGATGTACAAACAAGCTATATTACGTGATTTTGAAAAAAGTCAACAATTTTAAGATAGATTTGGGAAGTCAGAATTAAGGTTTTACATTTATAAAAAATAATAAGTTATGGATTTATCGTTAATTAAGCAGAAGCTTGCCTCTTCTCAAAATAAAGGCAAACCGAAAGAAAGAACAGATTATACTAAAATTTTCTGGAAACCAAAACCTGGTAAATACCAAGTGCGTATTTTACCTTCTAGATTCGACAAATCTAATCCGTTTCGTGAAGTTTATTTTCACTATGGATTTTCAAGAGGTCCGATTTTAGCATTATTAAACTGGGATGAAAAAGATCCTATTGTTGAATTTGCAAAACAATTACGCAAATCATCAGATAAAGATGATTGGCAATTAGCTAAAAAAGTTGAACCAAAATTACGTTATTTTGCACCTGTATTAGTACGTGGTGAAGAAGACAAAGGTGCCCGTTTATGGGAATTTGGTAAATTAACTTACGAGCAGTTGTTAGGTATCGCGGCTGATGAAGATTATGGTGATTACACAGACATCACTGAAGGACGTGATTTTACTATTGAAGCTGTAGAGGATACAATTGCTGGTAAAAAAAGTGTAAAATGTTCTATTCGTCCTAAAGTAAAACCATCAGCTATATCAGAGGATGCAGTATTACTTCAGAAATTACTTGACGAACAACCGGATATTTTAACCGTTAATAAACATCACACATTTGAGGAACTACAAGAAGTTCTTAAGAAATGGCTAAACCCAGAGGAAACAGCAGAAGAAACTGAAGCTCCGGTAGCATCAGCTACTGAAGAAGATGATACTGAAATGCCTTGGGAAAAAGAAGCTCCCGCTGCTCCTGCTGCTCCATATAAATTGGAAGCACCAGCAAAGACAAGCAATGCTGACAAATTTGATAGTTTATTTAACGACTAAAATATATGGCAAAAAAAGACAGTTTAACGACTGCTATATCGGACGGCTTGAAAAAGCCGTTTGATATAGAGGCGTTTAAAAAATCAAAATACTTAGATCAATCATCTAAGTTTAAGAAACAAAGATGGATTCCTTTATCACCTGCAATGAAGGATGCACTGTCTATTCCTGGTATCCCTATGGGACATGTATTCATCGCTCGTGGAGGCTCAGATACAGGTAAAACTACATTGTTAATTGAGACGGCAGTAGAAGCTCAAAAAATGGGTATATTACCTATATTCATTATTACTGAGATGAAATGGGATTTCTCCCATGCTCAGAAAATGGGGTTTCAATTAAACGAGATAGTTGATGAAGAAACAGGAGAAGTAAACTACACAGGATTTTTCTTATATGTGGATAGAGCAGCATTGAATACTATTGAAGATGTATCTGGTTTTATTGCTGATTTATTAAATGAGCAAAAACAAGGAAAACTACCTCATGATCTATTATTCTTGTGGGATTCAGTTGGTTCTATTCCATGTGAAATGAGCGTTAAACAGGGTAATAATAATCCTATGTGGAATGCAGGTGCTATGGCTACTCAGTTCGGTAATTTTATTAACCAACAGTTCCCATTATCTCGTAAAGAAAAATACCCTTACACAAATACATTTTTTGTAATCCAGAAAACCGGAGTACAACCAGCATTAACACCAATGTCACAACCTAGAATGACAAATAAAGGTGGAAACGCAATGTATTGGGATGCTACTATCGTAGCGACATTTGGTAACGTTACCAATAGCGGTACCTCTAAAATATTTGCTCAACATAAGGGTAAAAAAGTAGAGTTTGCTAAACGTACCAAAATATCTATCGATAAGATTCATGCTGATTGTGGTATAGCAACCTCAACTACTGTAATTGTAACACCTCATGGTTTTATACCTGATGACAAAGATGCAGAAAAAGAATACAAAAAACTTCATGCTCATGAATGGTTTGGTGAAAAAGTAGATATTGAAACCCTACAAATTATCGAAGATAATAGCGAATGGGAAGAAAGTAGCAAAATATCACCAATGATAGAGGTAGATGATGAAGAATAAATATGCTCAGCTTTTAGCCAGTATAGATAATCATCCTCGCAATGCTCAAGATTCAATTTTAATAATTGATGGTTTAAATACCTTTCTTAGAGCGTTCACAATGATAAATCACATAAATCCAGACGGAGCCCACATAGGTGGGCTCACTGGTTTTATGAAATCATTAGGTTATGCTATAAAAATAATAGATCCTACTAAAATTATTATTGTATTTGATGGTATTGGAGGCTCAAACAATAAAAGAAATCTATACCCTGATTATAAAGGAAATAGAAATAAAAGTCGTATGACTAACTATTCTATATTCAGTAATAAGGAAGAAGAAACAGAAGCTATCACTAACCAAATGAGTAGACTCATTCAGTATCTGCGATGTTTACCAACTACTATAGTTTGCATAGATGGTATTGAAGCCGACGATGTCATCGGTTATCTCGCGGTTAAATTCGAGAATTTCGCGCTAACTAAGGAGGTAACCATCATGTCTGCTGATAAGGATTTCTTACAATTAACAAGCGATAAAACACAAGTTTATTCACCCGTTAAAAAGAAGATATACAAACCAAAAGACGTAGAAGATGAATATGAGATTAACCATTTAAATTTTATTAATTATAAGATATTAATGGGAGATCAGTCAGATAATCTACCTGGTGTTCCTGGTTTAGGTCCTAAAAAATTACTTAAGCTATTTCCTATATTAAACGAAAATAGAAAAGTTAATTTAGAGGAAATCATAGAATATTCTGCTGCTAAGATTAATGAACATGCTTTATACTCATCTGTCGTTGAGCGATCACGCCAGTTAGACATAAACAGACAACTAATGGACTTACATACCATTCCTTTATCAGATGAAAACCGTAAAGAAATACAACAAAATTTCAACAATCAGTATTCATTAAATAAACATGTTTTTATGCAAATGTATTTAGCAGATCATTTGGGAGAAAGCATACCTAACGTATCAAACTGGCTTAACCAAGTTTTTGGAGGGCTAGATAATTTTTAGTAAATTTATAAAAAGGTTATGGCAACATTAAACAAATTAAATAATTACGGAAACGTATTTCAAGTTAAAGTATTAGGAGCGTTACTAACGCAACGTGATTTCTTACTTAATATATCCGATTCACTAGATAGTGAATATTTTGAGAATCCATCTCATAAATGGGTTGTTGATTATATTATCAAATACTTTGAACAGTTTCACACATATCCAACTACTGAAACATTGTCTATTGAAATCAAAAAGATAGATAATGAAATACTAAGAATATCTTTAGTTGAAGCTATTCGTGAGGCTTACAAATTAGCTGACGCTAGTGATTTAGAATGGGTAGAAAGAGAATTCTCGGATTTCTGTCAAAACCAACAGATGAAAAAAGCAATTATGACATCTGTTGATTTATTGAATCTAGGTGATTATGATGGTATTAAACAACTAATTAATCGTGCTTTAAAAGCGGGTGAAGATAAAAATATAGGTCACTTATATGAGGCTGATGTTGAATCTAGATACAGAGACGATGATAGAAGAGCAATACCATTTC